TCATTGTATGCTAGTTTTGGAATGGTGGCCAGAAGATACAAGAGTTGAAAATTTGAAACGATGTATGGTGAAATCCAAATCGCGGGATCGGTTATCGTTTAGAAATTCAATGATCAAAAAAAAAAAATTGTCGCTGAATAATATAATAATAGAATAAAATCCATCCTTGGGCGCAAAATTTCTTGTTTGCCAGTTCGTTTCGTCTGATCCTGGAGAAATGGAGAACAAAAAAAAACCCGCTTTGCAGCGGGCTTTTTTGGTTTGGTGGAGTTTAGTTAATCTGTTTTAATATCATGAATTGCGAGATATTTTTGCATTAATTTTAAGGCCTCGAATCTATCCGAGCGAGGCGGGACACCGTCACCGTTTAAATTTTGCCTTAAGCAGATGATGATATTTTTCCCAAGTTTGGCGAGTTCTCGCCATTGCTTATCTGTGATTTCATTCATTTTCCATTCCTCACTATTGATTAAGACGGCGCATTTAGCGCCGTTTCGGCCTTTTAGGCCTCGTCAGTTAATCTATCTAGTATCTCATTACGGGTAAAATATCCTTTTCACCCACCGCCAAAGCGCCTCCGTCGTTTCCTTCGTCATCTGACTGTGGGAAAATCCATTGTAACTCATCGCCTTTTTTCAATAAAAGCGCAATTGGTGAGTTATAAAAACCCATTGCCTTGCATTCGTCTTTTCTCAAATATCGGACGTTATGAATAGTCCATCCGGCGAGTAATTCAGTTGCCTTTTTATTCCATCTGTTTATGAGTTTAATTTCTTCTCTTATTTGCTTTTCTTCTATATACCATTTTTCCGCTTGCTTTTTTTCTTCCGGTGTGCGCTTGTATGGAGTGTCTATATACTCTTTACCAAGTTTGGTGAGATGGTAAAAACCTTGCGAATCTGTTGTGATTCTTTTCCTATATCTGAGATTAGATAAGGCTGTGCCATAGTAACCAGACTGATATTCCCGCCCATTCATATTACAAATAAAAGTAACCAGCGCTTTACGGGTTAAATTTTTTGTCTTGTCTATATGTTTTAATATCTTAGTTGCTTTACTCATTTGATTCCTCACTATTGATTAAGACAGCGCCAAATTTAGCGCTGTTTCGGCCATTTAGGCCTCATCAGTTAATCTATGAGTACCTAAAAAACAACTCCAGCGCATAGAGTGCTATAAAAGCCCATGCGGCCAGGATTAAAGCTATTCTTTCTTTTTTGTTCATTGTTTCACCTCCATGAGTATTTTATTGAAAATCGCGAATGTGATTAGACATACTGCGCTTATTATGATTGATTCTAGCATCTTTTATTCCTCCATTAGTATTACTATTATGATTCCGGCAATTAAGTATATTATGAATTCAATCATCTTAATGCGCCGGAATTACGATTTTAACATTGTTAAACGTGTCATTATTCCCGCAAGCGTGGCCTTGTTTGGTACACTCTCCGCACTTACCAGGACAAATGAACACTTTCTCTTTAAATTGAGATCTTATCTCTTGCGCTTGGACCTTATCCATTGCGCCTTCTCTCCATGCTTTGAGCGTGCTTTTTTGCACCGGTACCGCTATGAATTCACCTCTAAAGAATGACAATTGCCCCACCTTCGCCGCCGTTGGTGTATCTTGGTAAACACTCCCGGCGCTACCGTTTAGAGTGTAATTTGATGGGAATTCGTAGCCGGTTTCCGATAGTTCTTTGAATAGATGTAAACTCTTCGAATATCCGTAAACTTCCAACTGTGGGCGGGCTTTTATTGCATCTAGCCAGAATTTTAAGATGTCCAGGCTTGTAAAATCGCCGTCTACATAGAGTCTTAATGTTACTCTATCCATCTTCTTAAAATTAGGTTTAGCAAGCTGCCTGTCTAAATGCTGTAATATTACCGCTCTTCCGAAGTGACCGCTCTCCAGGATCGTGTTCTGGAACTGTCTTGCGAATGCGCTTGGATACCTCCACGCCTTTGGTGAGTAACAAAAGCCCGTACCACCTAACCAACAGACACCAGCGCCGGGACAATTAACACCGGGCAAGGTACTCCATGAAAGAAAAGGTAGCTTTGAATTCCCAATTGCCCATGTATTAAACGGTGTAAAATCTGATTCAATCGGCGCATTTATCCACCGCTTAAGCTTATCGGCTGCAATGTACCAGCCTAGTTTATTTAGTTTGCTAGACTGTTTTAATAGCTTATTTAGGCCGGTGTTGATCGCTTTGGAAGTGTAGCCGTTAACCTTAATTGAATTGATTAATCCAACCAGGAATGATCTGTTTATTGTGTTCACTGAATACCTCACTATTTAGTTAACTAAATTTAACTAAATGTAGCTTTATTTCCTACATCTTTGGCAACACTTTAATAAATATCATTCCAGTGTTAAACCGAATTCAAAAGAGAACTAGACGGAACCCGCCGGCCTTGTTTAGTTTATCTCAATTTATCCCACGGCGCAATTCTCTCGTCGGTGGCACGATGGATACTTTATCCATTTAATGACGTGAGACCGGGTACACCAAGGCAGCCGGTCCCGGCTCCCACTTACCATCTCATAAATTTTTTTTACCCATTTTTGGCAACACTTATAATGTGTAACTTTATGTCGCTTTTATGGAAGAATCTCAATGGCATACAATCACGGATGCGGATGCCGAGCGACTCCTCGATGCTTCTGATCAAGCAGACGAGTACCTAGAAAAGATGGTGGTTTTCCGATCCGGGCTGATCTCACCACCGCTCCGCTGGCTCCAGTTATCCGCACACCAGTTTTACGACTTGCTCAGTCCGCGAGAACTGCAAGTTTTCCAACTCCGCTGCCTAGACCACACCTTTCCAGAGATAGCAGAAGTCGTAGGCGTAACAGATAGTTCGTGCAAGGAATACTGGCGGCGAACTCTAATCAAGATTCGCAATGTAATCGATTCAGGTACTAGTGATGAGTAAAAAAAACGATGCAATCGACCCGGAACAAGTCAAGATGCTCGCATCATTCGGCTGTACCTACACTGAAATAGGCAAATATTTCGAGTGTGACGAATCCACCATCCGCAAGCGTTTCAAAGCGAAGGTGGAAGCTGGCAAAGAAGAGATGAAGTTCAGTTTGCGTAGAGCAATGTGGACCAGCGCCATGGAGAACAATTCCATCGCAATGCAGATCTTCATGGCCAAGAACTACTTAGGTATGTCTGATAAGACAGCGATCGACATGACAGGAAATCTTGAAACAGTGTTAAAAGAATGCGGTTTCGAGGAGAACCCGGTTGATAACAAAAATAGTGAACAAGCAGAAGCTCTGGAGGCACTTGGGATACAGCCCGACTCCACAGCAACTGGCATATCATAATTCCAAAGCCCGATTTAGAGTAGTTCTCATGGGAAGACGTTCAGGCAAGTCCTGGTCGGCTGCTCACGAGGTACTGCCTTGGCTCCTAACTCCCAACACGCGTGGTTGGATAGTGGGTCCCAACTACAACTTAGCGAATAAGATTGCCAGAGAGGTGAAGCGGGTAGTGATGACTCAACTCAAGTTGCCCATCGCATCCAAGAAGGAAGTATCCGGTGATTTGTATTACATGAAAATGGCCGGACTCAATAGTGAGTTATCTGTGAAGAGTGCGGAGAACCAGGATTCACTTATTGGAGAAGGCGTAGATTATTTAATCATTGATGAAGCAGCACTTATCCCACGAAACACTTTCGAGATGTATCTCCGACCCACACTTGCAGACAGGCAAGGCTGGGCATTATTCACCAGTACACCTCGTGGTTTCAACTACTTGCACAAGCTTTATGAGTTTGGACAAAGCCCAGAATTCCCGGATTGGGAGTCCTGGAAGTTTCCAAGCACTTTATCCCCGTATTTCAAAGATGATGTTAAAGAACTAGAGAGGACACTGACCCGTGAGACATTTTTACAAGAGATCATGTGTGAATTCCAGAGCTATAGCGGAAAAGTTTATCCGATGGACCGGTTCACACAAGTTACCGACACAGTTAAGTACGACCCATCCAAGCCGGTATATTGTGGATTGGACTTCGGATATCGCCACTCCGCAGCAGTGGTCATCCAGCTCCACAACGAGCGCAAGGGCTTTGCCGACATACACCAGATAGACGAATTGAGTTTAAAGAATGTCAAAACAGAAGATTTCGCCAAGAAGTTAAAGGCAATGCCGTACACATTCACCGGCATATGGGGCGACCCGGCGGGGAGTGGCACTAATCTTCAGAGTGGAATTTCGGATATAGCCGTGTTTCGCCAGCATGGTTTAAAAGTCAATATCAGAAGAGATGCCATCACCAGGAACGTGGTATCCGGTGTATCGCATGTACGAAGGTGGTTTGAAGATGCAGCCGGAGACACGCATTTCTATATTAGTGATAAGTGCAAGGAAAGCATTCAGGCATACGAGAATTACCACTACCCGGAGCATCGCGAGAACAGCGCACTCAGGCATGAACCGCAGAAGGATGGCAAGTTTGATCACCATTGTGATGCGTTAAGATTTCTACTCACAAACCTATTCCCGATGCGCTCCCGCAGTGCGGGTGTCATCGATTGGCTATAAATATGATATGCTAACGATTCCAGATTTAAGTCAGGGCGCGGTACAGACCGCACTGAAAAAGAAATTAAGATATATAGAAGATTCGCGTGTCAGAGAACGTGATTATTTGATGGATTGGTATGAAGGTATCAATCTGGAGAATTATGTTTCGAACTACTTTGGAGCCGAAACTCTGAGGCAAGCAGTGATCCCGCAGAACAATCTCACCCGACGTGTATGTTCTCTTCGCTCAATGACCTACAAGAGGCCACCCAGGATGCGCTCCAGTGAGTCATATATTTCTCTGATTGACAAACATAGTTTGAATGCCCAGCGCCGTATGCTGGAGCGTTTAACATTTTTACTTGGCAATATGGCATTCCGCAGTGTGTGGAATGAAATGACAGGCAAGATCGAATATGAGATCTTGAGTCACTTTGAGCCATTATTTTTAGCTGGTAATTCCAGAGATAAGCCGGTGGGTGTATGCTATCCCATCGAGTATCAAGGCAATGCCAGAATGGATGCACCGCTCCATGCGGTATGGACCCATGACAGCCATTATCTCTTAGATGAGCATGGGAACAAGATATCGGTGAATGAAGGCGATGTAAATCCATATGGCATCCTTCCAGTTACATTCTCTCACCGCTACCCACCGATCAGAGATTATAGTGTTGGTAATGCAATGGATGTAGCTCAGACCGATTTAGCCGTGAATGTGGCACTCCTTGAGTTGGAAATCGCCATTAGGTACGGTGCAATGGGGATCAAGTACATCAGTGGTGTAGATGATGCATCACGGATCTCTGTAGGAACCGACAAAATTTTATATCTTCCAGAAGGAGCCAATTTTGGTGTAACCAATGCCGGTGGATCACTCACAGAGATTATTGAAGCAACAAGATTCTTAGTGGAAACCACACTGAATAACAACCATATCCGTGCCAAGTATGCTAGAGATAATTCCGGGAATGCGCCATCTGCGGCTGCGCTTGCAATAGAAGAACTTGAAAATAAAGATGAAACGACTGCCATGACAGAAGACACATGGCGGCCATGGGAGCATCGCAGATACGAAGTGGATAAAGCAATCTTACAAGTAGAAGCCAATGTCAATATAGGCGATGACTATAGTGTGGATTTCCTTGAGCCGAATTATGCTGTAACTCCAGAGAGTGAGATTATGCTCTGGTCATGGAGATTTGATCGTGGCCTTGCAACACCTATGGACTATTATGAATTTTATAATAGTGACTCAGATCAAGCTTCAAAAGATGCATTTGCAAAACAGCAAGAAGAATTTCAAGGTCAGAAGCAACCACAAAACAGACTACTCAATATCTTAACTAATGACAATAGACCAAGCAGTTGAAGCCTATGAACTGCAAATTGAACAAGTCACAGAACAATTTGTTCAGGATATCCAGGAGTTAGAAGATGACGGCCTCTCAACAGAAGAGATA